TCGCCTTGATCGATTCATCAATGGCCGCTGTGCATGACTTCGGCAACCGCACTTCGCGGATCGACTTCACGCGCTTGTTATGCTTCACAGCACTAGCGTTGTACTCTTTTATGTAATCACTCATCTCTTGTCTCCTCGACTTGTTGAATACGACGGCCTAGCCACTGCATGACTGGTACCGCCATTGAATTGCCCATCGCCTTATATCGACGACTGTCAGGGGCAAAATCTTTCCGATTCCACGGAATATTGGTGTGGTTGTCAGGGAAGCCCTGCAACCGCTCGACTTCGACCGGCGTCAATCGACGCACTGTCTTATCAATAAAAATCACGGACTCCTGACCTTGGTTCGTCTGAACCGGCATGGCTTTGTCCGATACGATTGGATCTTGTGTGCCGTGCATGACCAATGGGACATTATTCCCACCCGTCCCCCATCGAGCGATGACCGTCGAGGATTTATCCCCGAGCGGTTTCAACCGCGCATCCGATGGATTGTTCTCATACACGACCATGTCAGTCACGTCCTTGTAGTCACGCGCCTTGACTGTCGACGCTGTTTTGTTCGTCCCCCACTGATCAAACCGCTGTTGATCAAATGTTTCGACAATGTAGTGACCACTTTTCAGCGACTGATGCGTCAGCTTCTCTAATCCGCATTGGGTATCAAGCGTGTTGATGCGCTTGCTAGACCGGTCAGTGCATCCCGTAACTTCTCCGGCAGATCCTTCCTCCGTCTCTCCGCCCGATCCAAAATCCCCTTGGCCGCCTTCGGCGTCAAATAGCACTTGTCTGATATCTCTGATATCTCCTGAAGCACATCCGACAAGGAAGAGTCGACGGCGTCTTTGGGGTACTCCGAAGTGTTGAGCGTCAAGCACACGCCATCCGAATACATACCCGAGTTCTGCCATCGCCCCGAGGATGGAACCAAAGTCCCGTCCTCCATTAGATGACAAGACACCGGCGACGTTTTCCCAGATGAACCACTTGGGACGCAACTGATCAACCATTCGGCAATATGTAAGCGCAAGATTTCCGCGCTCGTCTGACAACCCTTTTCTAAGTCCGGCAACGGAGAATGACTGGCAAGGGGTCCCTCCGCAAAAAACGTCAATTGATCCTGATTCATAGCCCCACTCCTCAAAATTTGTCATGTCCCCATGATTGGGAACATCCGGCCAATGATGTGCGAGAACCCCCGATGGGAAATCCTCGATCTCTGAATAAAACACAGGCTTCCATCCCAATGGCTCCCACGCCACAGAACACGCCTCCACTCCCGAACAGACTGTCGCGAATTTCATATCGCACTCTCCGCCTGCTCAATCGCCTCGAACAGTTCGTAAAACTTGGTGACGACCAAACGCTGATAATCATCCAAGAAATCCTCCGCTAACAGCTCCATGCAATCACGATCAGGCAAGCCCAATTGCTGACAAAATTCCTGATACCCATCAGAGATCGGAACCATGATCGGCAAAAACTTCTGTGGGCGCTTGGTGATCTCCATCTTCTTTCCGTCGTAGTAAAAATGCATGACTATTTCTCCAACTGCTCTTTGATCTGATGCGCGAGAAACAACTTCTCGATAGCCATCTCGAACATGTCAACATCACCCGAGACCCAATGACCCTGCTTCGCGTCCTTTAAGAACTCAATCAAATCATCAATCGCCACCTCGATGACGTTTGCTTCAAGATCCGTGAGGTAACGACCATTGATCACAACCTCTGGAAACTTCGTACGCTTTGGTAGTTTTACACTCATGGGTAATCCCTCTGTTTTTGTATGAATATTTATTGTATGTAATATGATTCTAAATGCAAGTTTTATTTTATGGAGGGATGTTGGAGCGCGGAGCGCGGACCACGGAACTTTGAGTTCGTATATAGGGTATTTAGCGAGAAAAAAAATTTATTTTTTTTTTTCAAAAAACAGCGTGACGAGTGTAACGAGTGTAACGAGTGACTTCTAGCCCAATAATGACGTGCATTTACTCGTAACACCCTCGTTACGTTCGTAACACTTTACACCCAAATTAAGCCCCACTTGTTACGATTCGTTCGCATTTATCTCGCTAAATTACCTATATAGAGACTTTTTGTTGTATCGTTCTTTACGAACAGGTAACGAGCCTGCAGGAGTGAAAATGGCAAAAAAGACTGTTGAACAGATCGAAGAAGAACATGGTCGTAAACTGACCAACCGGCAAATGAATTTTGCTAAATATTATGTTGAGGGAATCTACTCAAATGCTGAATGTGCGAGAAAGGCAGGTTTTGCAAAAGAGTCTGCTCACGTTCAAGCATCCAAATTTCTGAATGGTCGAGAGTTCCCTCAAGTCCTTGAGTATGTAAAAGAGCTTCGTGAAGAACGCGAACGTCGTTATGGTGTGACCGTGATTGGTCAGATGAAGCGATTGCAAGAGCTTTCCGAAGGCGCTGAAGACGCCGGTCAGTTTTCTGCAGCTATCAATGCCGAAAAAATTCGTTCTGCTCTTGGCGGTCTTACGATTGATCGTCGCGAAGTCACAAACAAATTGGATGACATGTCCCGCGAAGAGATTGTTGCCAGATTGGCGACGCTACAAAAACAATATCCGCAGGCGTTCATCGAGGGAGAGTTTAGGGAGGTCAAAGATGTCGAAAGGTCCAGAGGCGAACTTTTGGAATTTACTCAGGAAGAATCTGCCGAAGAAGTGTCACGCCACGCGAATTGAAAACAGAGTCGGAAGCGGTGTGCCAGACGTCCATGTTGCATGGGACGGATTGGTCTTTTGGCTTGAATTAAAAATAACAAAAAATAATTCAGTGAGACTGAGTCCACATCAAATCGCTTGGAATACCGCTTATTGGCTCTCAGGAGGTCTTAGCTTGATCTTAGTAAAGCACCTCTCTCAAGGCGCCCTATTTTTATTTGAGGGGCACCAGGCGCGTGAGCTTGCGTCTGAGGGGCTGGATAAATGTACAGCAGTTTGGACCGGTCGGTCGGCGCCTAGCGCCTGGGATGCAATTGGTCAATTATACCATAGTCGTAGGCCCCAGGTTCGGGGTTCGGGGTCGGGGGGTCGGGATTCGGGGTCCTCGGATCCGGTCGAGGGAGAGGGGAAGACTAAGAAAGAGGGAAAGGATTAGAAAAACGCGAAACGGACCCCCGTGTTTTACCACGGGGTATGCGTTTATGACTCAAGTACTATAGTGATATTTCCGTCAAAGGCATGGACGGAATAGAAACCCTCGGATAGTTCGGTTAGAGGGTATGCATTGGAACAATCGTAGTTCATCACGTTAACCTTTCCGTTTTCGTACACGGTAAACGTAGTGAGAAAGTTTCCGAGGTCCCCGATAAACTGTTCACCGTCATCGATGATAGTAAGATCGAACTCACCGTCGCCGAATTCATTACTGATATTGAACTCACCGACGTCGGTTTGCAGGACTAAGCAGCCTGCATCGCATTCGTATTTATAGCGTTTCATGATTAATGCTCCTTGTATGATACGTTTTCGATTGATTTGTCCCAACATGCGCGACACTCGCCACACTTCCCGCCATTGTTATACGCTTGGCATTCATGCCCGAAAGCATTGTGTGTATGTACTGTCGAAGTGTTGGTCCATCCAATTAATGGTGCTTCGTCGATCATAGGCGATGATGCGCGAAGCACTACGTTATTTGGCAATGCTCGGTTTTTGAGAACCTTGCGCCAAATTCCGTATTCTTTGGTTGGGATCCAATGTTGGGTATTTGGTGTACCCGTGCAAACGTCCAAGATATTGTTTGCCATTGTTTCGTTTTCGACGTCGCCGGAATCAAACCAACGAAAATATTGATCGTTGCCAATCAATTCGATCATGGTGTTAACGAATCCGTCCGAATGAAAGAACACTTCGCGCTTTTCCATTGCTGCTTTTACGCTCGGCATATGGTAGAAACCCTTGCGTGCGTAACAATCCCAACAAACGGAACCTTGTTTTTCTGCCAGCTTGCTACCGGTAATGCATAACCAAGCACTACGCGATATTGATTTGCATGGCATCTTGCTAGTTTTTGAAAGCATGCTATCCCCCTTTGGTTTTTCATGCCCGTATATTTTCGCATGATGCGATATTCGGGGATGTACTACTTTAGTCGTAGTCGGGTTCGGGGTTCGGGTTCGGGGTCTGCAGCTGGTTTGGGCCCTTGGCCCCTTAGAGACAGAGAGAAAGAACAACTATAAACATCGAGCGCGACCTGGTGCCTGGGGCCCAGGGCGATCCAGGTCCTGGGGGCCCAGGTTCTCACGCGCACACGAGGGAGAATCCAGCTGGTTGGCGCATTCGACTAAAGTCTAATATCAACCAGGGTGAAGGTGTGGATAATGGGTCTTGTGCAATGTTGCACGAACGGAGGATAGAATCATGAAAATTGAACTTAACGAGTACCACGGAACCTCACTAACTTTGGTTGCGCCAGAGAACTCAACCAATGGTCCTGCTGAGATTGGAATTCTCAATATCTCATTGGATTCTCAGCGTGGTAAGATTTACGTCGATTGGAACAATGGTGATGATGGGGCGCATTTTGATGCGTATCCTTCTGAACTTTCCTTGGATGTAACAGCGAAGACGACAGTCGAGATTTACGGCACTGTCTCTATTGATGTATCGTTCGATACCTTCGACGATTATCAGTCTTATCGTGAGGATCCCGAGGAATATCTCTTGGCACATAATGACGACGAGATCATCGGCTTGTTGATGCAAGACACTCCGGATGATACAGAGCTTGATATTAACGACATATGCGAGTCGTGATATCTCAACGGGTTGGGGGCTATCCTCCGCCAACAAGGGCGCCTTCGGGCGCCCTTTCTTTTGCCCGGAACCTGGGTCGGGTCTTCGGGATTCGGGGTCGGGCCGCTCGGTCTGGAACTGGGCCCTAAAACAAGAGAGAGAAAGACCAAATAATATAATAATACCTCTGCGCCATTTACCTGGGCTCCCCCAGGCCATCTCGCAGCAATCCAAAACTGGGCAAAAAGAAAGGGGCTTGCGCCCCTTTCATCACCACCAACAAGAGTAAAAAACGTGATTTCCGTCTTTTATTTCTGTCAGCGCCCATTTGCAGAAACTCAAGTCTTGCGCTCGATTTTCCTCCGCGGCTTCGTCTTGGAACTGATGCCCATAAAAGAAACCGCCGGGCGATTCCGGTAGGGCATTGCCTTTGACCAGTTCTTGGAGTTGGATGATTTCATCCTCGAACAGTTCGAGTTCACCACAATTCAAATCGGTAGGGCTCATGCCTTCCCGCTCGTTTGCGACCGACTCCATGAATTCTTGGAGTTTACTGTGCTTGCGCCAGTAAAACTGTTCGTCGAAATAAGACTGTCCGTTTTCGTCAGTCTCGCGCTCTGCTTTTTCGCGGCTGTATGCGTATTGATCTAAACCCATAAGTAAAACTGGGGCGCTTTCACGCCCCACCTCCATTTGCTAACAAGAAATTTCGATGCCTTCAGGCGTAGTATTCACGGGGAAGTACTTTGCCTTTGAGTGAACTTTGAAATAGTGTTCAATCAGCTCAATGGGTATCGGGATGACTCCGTCATCCGCGCCCCAAGATTCGCGCTTCATGTCCCACCATTCGTCAAACTCCATTGATGTGGGGTCGACTTCTCTAGCGTATGCAACATGCTGACTCGACTCGCCTTCCACTATCGGGTTCGACTTGTCTGAATAGTTCATGAAGTACACGCCATGATCGCCTACCATCACCAATGAGGGTTGAATCTTTTCGTCCGTGTAAGGGGCTTTAAGAGTCGACCCGTTTTCCTTTTGCCACTCAATGAGGGCTTCCAATTCCTTCCGACTAAATGTCAGTTTCATGATAAGTCTCCAAGAGAAGAGGGGCTCGCGCCCCTCTGTTTATTGTTGGTATGGTTTGTCGCCGTAGTGTTCTTGCCACTCTGGTTCGGCATAAACCAAATTGCCAAATTCAAGAATGTCTCTCTTGTATGTATCGCCGTACTCGTATGAGCCTTCAAACATGAGGTTTGAAGTTGCTGATACGAACCAACGAGAATACTGATCTTCA